GAACCGACCTTGGTCGCTATCGCACTGACTGTACTGGGTGCAATAACAGCACTCAGCGCAAGAATAATTAACGAGCATAAGAAGTCGACTGATGAAAAGATCAAAGATTTATCCTTAAAGCTTGATGATATGGACAAAGAACTACAGCACACACGCGAGAACTACGTGACTAAACATGACTTCGGCGAAGCGATGAGCCGATTAATCAAGCAATTAGACAGAATAGAATCGAAGATGGAAGGTAAGCAATCGATTACTGCGTGTAATGCTAATCATACTAGTTAGTAAAGAATGTCGTTAACTGTAAAGCAAGAGTCATTTGTAAATAAATACATAGAGTGCGGCAATGCTTCTGAAGCTTATCGTCATGCGTATGATTATGAAAAAATGAAGAGTACAACCGTTAATCGCAAAGCTAAAGAGCTAATGGAAAACGGCAAGATAACGGCAAGGCTAGATGAACTAAGGGCTATTAGCGCAGAAAGGAATGCTGTGACAGTGGATTCACTCACTAAAGAGCTTGAAGAAGCAAGGGTTATGGCGACAGATCAAGAGGCGGCACAAGCAATGATTGCAGCAACAATGGGCAAGGCTAAGTTGCACGGAATCGGACTTGAGCGCAAAGAAATTACAGGCAAGGATGGCGAAAGCCTAATGCCGACTGGACTGACAGTGACTTTTGTCGGTGTAGATGAGTAGAGTTTTATCAGCTAACTAAAAGGATTAAGAAGGATGGACGAGCAATTTTCACCAATGCAACAGGAATCACCCGCAGAAGAAGCGCAAGAGCATAGTAATAGCATCACTATTACCAAAACTGCTGAGGGCTTTATTGTCAGCGGTATGGGAGCGGACCCGGTTCAACTGACAAGTATCGATGAGGTTTTAGATAACATTAAGACTAAGTTCGCACCCGAGACTGATAGTCCAGAAAGCTTGAATAAGTTATTTAATCAGTCGGCTGATGCCGGCATAGAACAGGGAAAATCCTATTGATAAATGGTATTGATATTACTGAGCAAGCTGGGGTTCTAGCAGATGGGCAGGCAGCCTACTTCTTTAGTGCTGGCAGTGAGACAGGAGTTTATGCGTTCAAAGATCAGGTCGATTCAGGCGAGATCAAGCGCGAAGATATTTACGCTGACTTAGCGAAGATGGTTATTATCAACAGGGACGTTGAGCTTGTACAAAGAGATAGTACCGAACCTTGAGATAGCAGCAAAATTTCAATTTCTATTTAAACCGAAACGCATCAAGGTAATGTATGGCGGTCGTGGTGGTGCAAAAACCATTTCGATTGTTCGTGCCATTCTTACGATGTCAAGCAATCGCGCTATGCGTATTCTGTGCTTGCGTGAGTTTATGAACTCGATTGAGGACTCAGTTCACTCGGCGTTTAGCGGTGAGATTGATAAGCTGGGCTTAGCGTCACTTTATAATGTCAAAGCAAACTCTATCGACTGTACCATTAACGACAGTATCATCCGTTACGGTCAGCTATCACGCAATATTGCTTCATTAAAGTCTAAGTATGATTTTGACATAGCCTGGGTGGAAGAAGCGGAGACAGTGACTTCTAAGAGTTTAGAGACGCTGATACCTACTTTTCGTAAGCCTGGCAGTGAAATCTGGATGAGCTTTAACCCCGATGATGAAAACGGGGCGGTCTATGATGATTACGTTAAGCCTTATCTGAATGAGATACAACAGGACGGTTTCTACGAAGATGAGGATGTGTATGTCGTCAAAGTAGGGCTAGAGGATAATCCCTTTGCACCGCAGGAGTTAATTGATTCTTCGGCGAAGATGAAGAAGGATAACTTTAAGCGATGGCTACATATCTATGGGGGTGAGTGTTTCGCGGACTATGACGATTCAATCATTCAGCCAGAATGGGTTGAAGCTGCGATTGATGCACATGTAAAGATACCATTTCAAGCAGTTGGCGTTAAGTGTTTAGGTTTCGATCCAGCAGACAGCGGTAAAGATGCCAAAGCACTGTGTATTCGGCATGGCTCAGTCATTACTCATGCAGAGGAGTGGACACACGGAGAGCTACCGGATGCAATTAATATCGCATTTGATACGGCACATGAGAAGCGCTGCGACACAATTGTTTATGATGCAGATGGCTTAGGTGCTGGCGTGAAAGTGGGGCTAGAGCAAAGACTCGAAGGCAAGAATATATCAGTAGAGCCGTACCGTGGTGGATCAAGCGTTGATTATCCGCACACTAAATATATGGATGCGACCTATAAGAACGTCTTTAAGAACAAGAGGGCGCAGTATTGGTGGCTACTGAGAGACAGATTTGAAGCAACGTATAATGCTGTTGAGAATGGAATTTATACGGACCCCGAAAAAATGATTAGTTTAAGCTCCGATTTGAAAGGGCTTTCACAATTAAAGACTGAATTAATAAAATTACAGAGAAAACGTACAAACAATAGTATTATCCAGATAGAAAGCAAGCAGGACATGAAGTCCCGTGGGTTTCAATCTCCCAATATTTCCGATGCACTCGTTTATTGCTTCGCAAATAAACCAGCTTTTGATAATTATCGTCCGCCTATCGAGACGTTTAGTTATGATGAAGGTGCAGGATATTAAAGGCAAGGAGCCGATAGCTAATGGATTTAGCACAAAAAGATACTGAAAAAGAGGATGCGACCGAGTTTGAAAGAACAGCGCGAATTAATGCGTTAGGCGTATCTCTAGCTAAGAAGCGTGATAAAGCAGTGAACCATCGCAAGTCTACCGGTATAGAAGCCATCTGGACTGAGGATGAAGAGTTCTATCAAGGAATTGATGACGCTAATCGCGAAGATTTAAAGATCACTGATGAGCAATTCACTACTCGTCGACGCAAGAAATCAAAGGGTAGTAATATCTTTCTGAATATCACGCGCACTTATACGGATATTGCAGCAGCGAGTATGTCTGACATGCTTCTGCCGAGTTCAGAATCCCCGTTTGAAATCCAAGAAACGCCCATTCCCAGCATAATCGCTGATTCTAAGAAGTCGGAAGAAACTGTCCTGGTGAACGGGCAAGAAACTCCGGTCAAAGATATTGCCCTGGCAATGATTGAAGAAGCCAGGGAATCAGCAGCTAAAGCGAATACTCAAATCGAAGATTGGCTGCTCGAAGCCGACTGGAATGGCGAAGTAAGAAAAGTCATTCGTGATGCCGCTAAGATCGGTTGTGGCGTACTGAAAGGCCCACTCCCTGTTAAGCGTAAGTCTAAGAAGATTACACGTGACGAAGAGTCGGGTGAAGTTAATATCGAAGTGCTACAGGAAACTAAGCCCGAATCTAAACGCATTGACCCTAGAAACCTATACCCTGACCCTGATTGTGGTGAGTCTCTTCATGACGGCTCGTATGTCTGGGAAAAGGATTATGTGACAGCAAAGAAGCTTAGAGAATTAAAAGGCACAAAGAATATTGATGATGAGGCTTTATATATTGAAGGTCAGATTGATCTTATCTTGGCAGAAGGACCACAGAAGAAATACGCCGATGATTCTAATACGTTCACACAAGATGATGAGCGCTTTGAGATTTGGTATTTTACTGGCGAAGCAGACAGTGACGATATAAAAGCAGCAGGCTGTCATTGTGATGAAGGCGGGGCTATATCCGTGACGATCACAATGGTTAATGAGCGAGTGATTAAAGCAGGACTTAATCCGTTAGATAGCGGTGAGTTCCCTTACGATGTCATGACCTGGCAGCAAATGGCAGATACCTGGACGGGTATCGGTGTAGTGAGGCAGATTAGAGCCGCACAAAGAATTATTAACGCTGGTACACGCAATCTGATGGATAACGCAGGAAAGGGCGGAAGTCCGATAACAGTGCTATCTAATGACATTGAAATGGAGGGCGGAGGTCAGATTAATCTAAATCGTGGCGCAGTGATGCGTTTACGTCCCGATTCTGTACTTAATGCACAGCAAGCGGTATCCAGTGTGATTATCCCGATTATTAGTAATGAGCTGATGGCGATCATCCAATTCGCACTGAAGATGGCTGAAGATGTCACCGGATTACCTATGTTGCTGCAAGGGCAAGCAGGAGCTGCACCCGATACAGTGGGTGGGATGACGATGATGCAGAACAATGCGTCAACGATTCGTCGTAACATCGCACGTACTTTTGATGACAGTGTGACTAGACCGCATATCCAAAGATATTACGAATGGCTATTAATCTATTCAGATGATGAAGAAGCAAAAGGCGACTTTCAAATTGTGGCTCGTGGCTCTACCGCTTTATTTGAGCGTGACGCACAGAACCTAGCGATTCAGCAGATGGGTGCAATGGTTCAGAACCCAGCGTTCGGAATTAACCCGCAGAAATGGATTAAAGAAATGTTCGCTTCACAGAAGTTGGATGCTAAACGCTTTCAATACTCTGAAGAAGAGATGCAGGAAATGCAGGCAGCGGCACAAGAAAATCCACCACAAGACCCTAGAGTTGCCGGTAATATTGAAGTAGCTAAGGTTCGTCAGCAGACAGAAATGGAGAAAGCGAAACTTAATCAGTCGAGCGATATGTCTGAGTTACAGCTTAAACAGCAGATGTCACAGACTGAGCATCAATTCAAGATGCAGCAAGCAAATGAAGATAGACAGCTTGAGCTACAGCTTAAGTCGATGGATAGAGAAATTAAGATTATGGAGTTATCGCAAGCTCAAAACATGAGTATCGATAAGATCAAGGCAGAGTTAGCTCAGACCTCGCTCAGACTCAATACTCAGAAAGACTTGTCGTTAGCTAAGGATGGCGCACCTCAAGTCGCACGAACGAACATGGAGCCGGTAGGCAGAGCTGCTAACGGTCGGGCGTTTGAGCAATGAGAATAGAGCCGCACGAAAGAGAATCGCACTTATGGCAATCGATTAGAGGCCATTTGCAAGAAAGGCTTGAAGTCCTTAGATCAAGGAACGATAAGCCGCAAGATGAAATTGACACCGCTTTAATCAGAGGACAGATTAAAGAAATAAAGAATCTATTAGTATTAGATACAAATCAGGCGCATGAAGCCCCTGGACGTTAAATAGTCGGCTCACGCCCACTAATATGGAGCAGTAAAGATGGATCAAGTCGAAGTTGAAAGTGATGTAGTAAATGTTCAAGATGCGTTTGAAAGCGGATTTTCTGATGTGCGTGAAGAACCCGCAGAGGAAATTGAAGCTGATGAGGTTGAAGAGCAGAAAGAGGACGCAGGTTATTCGCCTGAACAGATACAAGAGTTTATTGCAAAAGCGGCAAGAGTGGACGATCTGGAAAAGCAGATGGAAAGCACAACGCAGAAGCTATACGGTAAATTTGGAGAAGTTCAGCGTGATATTCAAAGCTTACGAGCAAAGGATGAACCCGCCCCTGAACCGAAAAAGCTAGTAACAGCAGGCCACTTAAAACGAGTCTCTGAAGAATTAGGTGATGAATTAGCTGAAGCCTTGGCCAATGACTTAAATGAATTACAAATAGGTCGTAACCAGGAAGATAGCCAGCAAGCATCCGTAGTTCGTGAAGAAGAAATACTCGGATTAAAGCAGGAGTTTGAAGAAAAGCTTTTAACTAACAGCAATCCAGATTGGCGTGATGTCGTGGGATCTGATGGTTTTGGCAAATGGAAAGCATCGCTTAGGCCAGAGGTAACGCAGGAGTTAGACGCTAGTTGGGATGCTAATTATATCTCTAAGGCAATTAATGCGTTTAAATCACAAACTACTAAGAAATCAGACAAGAGAAAAGACAATCAAAGACGCTTAGAATCAGCAACCCAGGCACAAGGAGTGCAGGGTGATTCGGCTTCTGAAGATGATATTAATGCAGCGTATCTTGCGGGGATTAAAAACGTAAGAGGCTGAAACAGGTAAAGGATTTACCGATTTAAAATTACAGGATGTAAACAATGGCTATTCAAAAGTATAACACTCAAGCGCAACGTACCGCGGTACTTGCCGGTGAGATTATCGCTCATGCGATTCCAACTGAAGTATTGGGTAATTCCATGCGTCAGCTAAAAATGCCTAAGAACAAATCAAACACATTAGTGGTTCGTTCATGGGTTCCTTATGGTGGTACGGTCGGCGCACCTAATCAGTTCGTTATTGATGATGCAGCGCACTTAACGACTGAAGGCGTTACACCCGCAGCAGATACGATTGTTGCTCGCGATGTAACATTCAACATTAAGCAGTACATGTGTTTGTACGCCTTTACTGATGTTGAGTACGACTTATACGAAGATGACATTCCTGCGGCTATGAAAGAGCAGACGGGTGAGCGTATGGGCTTAGTTCGTGAGATGGTATTGTACGGTGCATTAAAAGCCTGTACTAACATCTTTTATGCAGGGGGTTCAGGTCGTGCGTCCGTAGTGGATCGTATTACAGTGACATTATTGCAAAAGATCGTTCGTGGTTTAAATGCAAGTCATGCGAAACCAGTTTCTGATGTATTGAGTTCATCTCCTGATACTAAGACCCAGGGTATTGAACGTGCATTCGTGGCTTATTGCCATACCGATTGCGAGTCAGATATTCGTGCATTAGCTAACTTTGTTTCTACTGTTGAATACGGTACACGCAAGTTGTTATGTGACCATGAGCTAGGAACTTGGCAGAACATTCGCTTTGTACTATCGCCTGACTTGCCACCTATTGTTGATGCGGGTGCGGCTATTGGGTCGACGGGTAACTTAAGTACAACGGGTAGTTTATCTGATGTGTACCCAATGATCTTTATGGCTAAAGATGCAGCGGCACAGATGACATTGCGCGGTATGGAAGTAATGACTCCCATCTTTGTACCTCCTACGTCTAACGCGGCCGATCCTGGTGGTCAACGTGGTTATGTAGGTTCGAAATTCTATTACACAGCAGGTATCTTAAACGATGGCTGGATGGCAGTAGCAGAAACAACAGTCGCTTCATTAGCATAATTAAGTGAGGGGTTGATAGCCCCTTATTTTTAAGAGGATTTAATCATGGCAGAGAATATAGTTTACACAGCGAGCATTACAAGTGCGACTCCCCCTAACCAATCAGTGGGTAATGTCGTTTATGATGCAACCACTATTGTTGCAGCAGATTCAAGTACGTTTGATGTTGGCTTTAAGCCACGTTACGTGAAGCTTGAGAACGTCACTGATCGCGTATCGATTGAATGGTACGAAGGAATGGCGGCTAACACTTGTGTTAAAACAGCAGCAGCCGGTACACGCACTTTAGAAACGACTAACGGTGGTATCACTGTTGGAGAGCGTGACTTTTCAGTGCTACAGAATGCAACATTAGGGGCGGTTAAAGCGTCTAAAGTCGTAGCATTTTTAGCAATCGGTTAATTTACAAAAGCCCCATTCAGGACGAGTGGGGCCTCTTTATAAGGATATAACATGGCTATTAAAAAGACAGATACAAACGATTTAGAGATCGGGCAAAACCAAACTAAGGATTTACCTGCCTCGGGCCACTTAAACAGGTCCGAATTAAAAGATCAAATTGAAACGATTGATACGCCGGTAGACAGCCACAGAACAAAGAATCTATTGTTTGCTGAAGAAATGGTCGAAGTGACGATTATTGATAATGGCAGCGCTGATGCAGAACAACTTATTAAAGTTGGCTGTAATGGGATTAATCAATTCTTAATCCGTGGGCTTCCTACGATGATTAGACGTAAGTATCTTGAGGTACTAGCAAGAGCAAAGCTCGGCAACGTCACGACCATCAAATACAAAGACATGCAAGGCAATGACTCAACTCGAATCAATGTCACGCATTCGTTAAGACATCCCTTTACTGTAACGAAAGACACAGCGAAAGGCACACAATGGTTGCGTTCGGTATTGGCTGAAGCGTAATGAATTACCTTCAATTAGCTACTAGACTTAGACAGGAAGCACAAATATCAGGCACAGGGCCGGTAACGGTTCTAAACCAGGTCGGACAGATGAAGTTAGTGGTTGATTGGGTGAATCAAGCGTATGAAGCAATCCAAAACCTCCATGATAACTGGGACTACCTGAGAACTGATTTTAGTTTCAATACTCTGGCAGGTGTGCAAGCGTATAGTGAAACAGCGATTAACTTAACGAATGTTGCAGAATATGATTTAGACAGTTTCAGAGCATACAAAGCGGCAGATGGTCAGCAAGATGAGCAGTATTTATTAAATATTAGCTATGACGAATTTAGAGATAACTTTTTATTTGCTAATCTCTCGGTTCAAACGGGCAGACCTAGTTACATAGCGCGTAAGCCTAATAATGACATTCTTCTCTATCCCATACCGGATGGCGACTATGTGATTGCGGGTGAGTATTATCAGACTCGCCATGTATTGGCTTCGGATGCGGATGAGCCGTTATTTAAAGCACGGTTTCACATGGCTATCGTTTACTTGGCACTCAGCTATCACGCAGTGTATGTGAATGCGCCTGAAGTCTACAGCTTTGCTGATCTCGAATTCAAGAAGATACTGTTTAAACTTGAACAAGATCAAACACCGCGAGCGATCCCTGCGGAGCCATTGGTATGATGA